CTGTGAACTTCCAAGTTTACGGTGACGTTGTACAGTTCTAATGAACGTGTTTGTTACGAACCGTGGGGACACACAGCTCGCTGTGGGTTCTTACGAGTTCAAAAAGAATACTCCTGTAGAGTTGCCTATTGAGGCAGCTGTGCAATTATTTGGGTATGGTCTTGAAGATCGAGAGCATATCTTGGTTCGCTGGGGGTGGATACAACTGCACAGCGAACTGGCAGAAGGTTTGAAAAAGTTAGATCAGTTTGAAATAACAACTGAAAGACCAGGGAAAAACAGCTCGTTACCCTCGGCTGTTGGACGAGTACCCCTAACCCTCCAGAAGGGTTCGGGGGAAAAGACTCAAATGAAGGTAGCCTAACATGGACAGCAAATGGCAACGCTTAACGACTATCTCAGCCAAGTTGAAAATTTGCTCCATGACGTTAACAATGTTTTCTGGACGCAAAACCAGCTAACCACCTACATTAACGAGGCGAGAGAACGCACCGTTAGAGACACTGGTTGTCTGCGTAATCTTCAGACCACCACAGCTCCCCTGGCTTACAACTCTACTGCCCTGACGGGTGTTTCTCCTACCATTTGGGCGGGCAACACCGCAGTCACAGCGGGTCAGTACGTCTTCTCCAACATTTACAACTATGTCTACACTCAGAGTGGGACATCTGGCAACTCTGCACCGATCTATCCTAACGGTGCTAATCCTTTCCCGCCCACCGCTCCATTTGCAGATGGCACTGCCATGCTGCAGTATGTGAGTAATTGCGAGGTTCTTCCATTCAATGCGTTGCCCCAGGGCATCAATGTCTATGATGTTGTCAATATCAACCTATATTGGGGCAATAGTCGGATACCTTTGCGTTATCTGCCTTGGTCCAACTTCACCGCCCAGTTGCGTTACTGGCAGAATTATGTGGGCAGACCCATCTGTTTCTCTATGTACGGGCAACAGGCCATCTACATTGCCCCCATACCAGACCAACTCTACTACATCGAGGTAGATACCAACATTTTGCCCTCTGCTTTATCACTCACGAACATTAACCAGGTGGACACCATCATTGACCCGTACACTACTGCGGTTCAATACTACGCTGCATACAAGGCCAAGTTCTATGAGCAGTCTTATGGTGAGGCTGAAATCTTCAAACAAGAGTACAACAAACACATATTGAACGTCCTCAATAGCACGTTTACAAGAAGGATTCCTGATCCATACAGTAGTGGAGGTTAAACATGGCCTCCGCAGAACAGAAGAAGTCCTATCAGGTAATCAAGGCTTTCAAGGGTCTCAACACCAAGGCCAACCGCACGGCTATCGACAAGGATGAATTCTCTTGGTTAGAGAACGCCATGCCTGTGGGGTCTGGCAATATGAGGATTATTCCCACCAGTAGCAACGTGACCAACGGTGCAAATGCGGTGGTGTTTACCAACAATGTAGTTACCCTGTTTTCTGCCAACATCAATGATGATTATGTGGTGGCTGCAGAAGATAATGGTGCGCTAGAGGCATATGACCTCAGTTCTAACAACTTTGTGACCATTGTCGGCTCTGGTTCGTTGTCCAATTCTGGTGTTGCATTCTCTCAATACCAAAATACAGACGTTTTTGTGGGTGACCCCACTAAAGGTTTGTATGACTGGAACGGGGTTAGTCTGATTCCCGTAGGTTCTGTGGGCAGTATTGCCATCACAAACCCAGGTATCAACTACACGTCTGCCCCTAACGTCACTATTTCTTCCCCCAACAATGCCAACGGTACACGGGCAACAGCTGTGGCCTCGATTACCACGGGTTCTGGCGGGGTGCAGAGCATACAAGTTTTAACGGGTGGATCAGGTTACACGTCTGTGCCCACGGTGACCCTTTCTACACCTGATGTGACGGGTGGAAGCACGGCTACTGCTGCAGCCACTATTTCAGGTGGGGCAGTCGTGGCTATTTCTGTGGTCACGCCTGGTTCTGGCTACCTTAACCCGCCAACGGTTAGCATTACTGGGGGCGGTGGGTCTAGTGCAACTGCAAATGCAGCACTTTCCACGGGTATTGTGAATGCCATCACGCTGACAAATGCGGGTAGCGGGTACACGTCTCAGCCTAGTGTCACCATTTCTGGTGGTGGCGGGTCAAATGCCACTGCTCTAGCCCAGCTCGTCACGTTTGCCACAGGCATGGTGTCCATTCAGGTGACCAACGGGGGCACAGGCTACGGTCAGTACGGCAACCTGGCAGTCACCATCACGGGTGGTGGGGGCACAAACGCCAACGCAACTGCTATTATTTCTGGAAACGTGGTTAGCCAGGTCATTATGAACAATCCTGGCTCTGGTTACACTTCTGCACCGTCTGTGGCGGTCTCAGGTGGAACTGGCACGGGTGCAAACCTCGTTGCAACTGTGCAGCTAAACCCCATAGTGGACTTGGCTACTTTCTCCAACAGAGTTTGGGTGGCACAGGGGCGCACGGTTTATGCGTCTGCCTCCACAAGCCCCACAGATTTCACCTCTGTATCTGCTGTAGCCTTCAACATTCAGGACAGCACCTTGCACGGCAACATTCAAGGACTCTTGTCTGCCAACAACTTCTTGTATGTTTTTGGAGACGATAGCATCAACGTGTTCTCGGACTTGCAAGTGACCTCCACAGGGGCTACGGTGTTCACCAACACAAACGTGAGTGCGTCTATCGGTACTAAACGCATTTACGCCATTTTCCCCTATTTCAGGTCAGTCTTGTTCATGAATGACTACGGTATTTATGCTCTGGTTGGTTCAACAACCACCAAGATTTCTGACCCTCTAGACGGTATTTTTCCCTATATTGACTTCAGCAAACCCGTCACAGCTGGTCAAACGCTGCTCAACAACATCCTTTGTGCGGTGTTTAACTTCTATGTCAACAGTTCTTTTCCGATTGGACCATCAGGATCACGGTACATACAGTGCATTTTCTTTGAGAAAAAGTGGTTTGTGTCTAGCCAGGGCAACATCCAGTATGTAACCTCTGTGCCATTTGGCGGCAAGGTTAGACTGTATGGAACAGATAGCAATAAAGTATTAAAACTGTTGTACAACGATACAACCAGTGCGATCAGTTCCTACATTCAGACTGCACTCAATGAGATGCAAGACCCCATCAGGACAAAACAAGCCCTCAAATTCGCTGTAGAAGCGACTTTAGCGCAAGGTGGCAACCTGAATGTCACCGTGGACTCAGAAAGCGGTTCTAGCCCGTCCTACACCCTTTCTAACACGGTTACTTGGACAAACACGGCTGGAACGACTATCGGTTGGACAAATTACCTATCTCAAACGATAATTTGGACAAATGTTAGCGGGTACTATTTGTACAAATCAGACGCAGAGCAGTACGGTAAGTATTTAGGATTAACGCAAACCAGTAATTCTGCTGGGTTTATTGTGAACACATTTGAGTTTGAACATGAATTAAGAGTGAGGTTCTAACATGGCATTACCAATTACAGTTCCCTATACGTTTGGAACGGCAACTACTGCTATCCCGCTGACCAATTTGGACAGTGATTTCAGCACTGTTTATTATGCGGTGAATGGTCTAGGTAATGGTACGGTGGCACTTGCCAACGTGCAGATTACTGGTGTTGGTACAACTTTTCCTAACAACTTTCTCGCAAATAGTTCAGTCACAATTGGCAATACGGCAGTTGCACTCGGTAGTACAGCATCATCTGTAGGTAATGTCACGCTCGCAAACGTCACGATCAGCAGCGTTGCAACAACATTTCCTAACAATTACTTGTCCAACACCAGTGTTACGTTGGGCAATACTGCACTCACATTAGGTTCTACAGTCACGTCAGTAGGTAATGCAACCGTGTCTAACGTCACGGTCACCAACTACATTGAGACACTACAGGCCGTGGGTACAGTGGGGTCAACTTCCACATTGTCATTGGCAACAGGTACATTTTTGACGGCAACACTCACAGCATCAACACCTTGTACGTTCACCATGCCAACAGCAACGGCTGGTAAATCATTCATTCTGAAGTTAACACAGGCAGCAACTGGCATGACAACGGCTACTTTTACTAGCGTGAAATGGCCTGGTGGAACTGCACCAACGATTACTGCTACTGCATCTGCGGTGGACATTTTGAGCTTTGTGGCTGACGGCACAAATTGGTACGGCACATTTGTACAGGCATTCGCATAATATGTTTGGAGCACTAGACTTTTTCTTTACTGGCACTAAAAAAGCCGTTGTTGCTAATTTTTTAGTTATAGCTGGTGGTGGTGCTGGTGGTGGTGGTGTTGGTGGAGGAGGTGGTGCTGGTGGTTTTAGAACTTCAGCTGGCCCATCTGGAGGTGGTTCTTCTGCTGAAGCTGGATTTAAATTTGCAACAAACACAGCATACACAATAACTGTAGGAGCAGGTGGAACAAAAGGTGCAACAGAAGGAACGGCTGGAACTAATGGTTCTAATTCTGTTTTTTCATCTATCACTTCAAATGGAGGAGGTTGTGGAGGTAGTGCCGCAGCTGGAACATCTGGACAAAATGGTGGTTCTGGTGGTGGTGAACGTGGAAGCGGTGGCTCATCAGCTGGAACTGGCATGGCTGGACAGGGTTTTGCTGGTGGAACTACAGGGGGCAATTATTCATTAGGTTCAGGTGGTGGAGGTTCAGGTTCTGTAGGTCAAAATTCAGCATCTGGCTCTTATGCTGGAGCTGGAGGCTCAGGAACAGCTTCTTCAATTACTGGAACTTCTACAACATATGCTGGTGGTGGTGGTGGTAGTAATTATTACAGTTCTTCTATTGGCCCAGCTTCAGGTTATGCTGGAGGTGGTAGTGGAGGAAGTATTTCTATTTCTACTCCTAATAATGGTAATGATGGACAAACCAATACTGGGTCTGGTGGTGGTGGTGGTACTGGTGCTGGAGGACTTGGCGGAAATGGCGGTTCTGGTTTAGTCATTATTTCTATACCCAATACTTATTCTGCAACATTTAGTGGTGGAGTAACATATTCTTCTTCAACCTCTGGAAGTAATAAAATTTATACAATAACTGCAACATCAACTACGTCTGAAACTATTACATTTACTAAACCATAATCATGGCACATTTTGCAAAATTAGACAGCAACAACATTGTGATATTTGTCACAGTAGGTAGGGATGAAGACAATGAAAACGACATCTCTGCAAGAACTGGTGACACTTATAAACAAACCTCTTACAACACAAGAGGTGGAGTCCACTATGGGGCAAACGGTGAACCTGACGGTGGAACTGCCCTTAGAGGCAACTACGCTGGTCTTGGATATACCTATGACACAGCACATGATGTGTTTTACGCTCCTAGACCAACAGACAAAAGTGGACTAGCTTGTGAGTCTTGGACTGTTTCTGCACCTACATGGTTGTGGACTCCTCCAACACCTTATCCCACAGATGTAGGAACAAAAGAAGAACCCAAATTTTATGTTTGGGATGAACCTTCTAAAACATGGGAGTTGGTAGCATGAGTACAAATGCGTTTACAAGAACGGGTAACACTGTGGTCTTCTTGGCTGCTACAACAGCTCCTACGCCAGTGCAATGCGTTTCTACCACCTTGGGTGGAAACCAGTACAGGGTGATCAACTCAGGTTCTGTGACCGTGTTTCTAGGTTACGGTGTTGCATCTACAGACGCTGCCAACAACTCTGCTGTGATTACGACTACAGGACCAGCCTACCCTCTTTTGCCTGGTACAGATGAGATATTGACGTTTGTGCCTAATGCTTACTTCACGGGCACTACTTCAACAAGTTCTGCAAATGTGTATATCACGCCTGGTGATGGGATGTAATCATGTTAAAAACAGTTGCAATAGTTTCTGGCGGTGGCGGTAATGGTAGTGGAACAGTCACAAGCATTACTGCGGGTACAGGTTTATCTGGTGGAACTATTACAACGTCAGGCACTATTGGAATTAACAACACAGGCGTTACTGCAAATACTTATGGAAGTGCTAGTGTTGTTCCAGTTGTTACTGTTAACGCACAGGGACAAGTTACAAGTGCAAGCAATGTTGCAATAAATATTGCAGTTGCAAATGTATCTGGTGCTGTGCCTAATACTGTTTATATAATTGCTGGTTCTGGATTGTCTGGCGGTGGTCCATTAACAGGAAATATCACGTTAAGTTCAACTTCTGCTGGCGGTTCTGTTACACAAGTACAAGGTGCTGGTAATGTTAATGGAATTACATTAACAGGAAATGTCACCACGTCTGGCAACTTGACGCTGGGTGGAACACTAGGCAGTATTACCAATAGCCAGCTGTCTAACAGCACAGCCACACTAGGAAATGCAACAATCACATTGGGCGGTACAACGTCTAATGTGGGTAATTTAACCCTAGCCAACGTCATTATTCAGAGTGGAACTATTCCTTCTGCTAACCTTTCTAGCAATAGTTCTGTTATTGGAAACACAACAGTTGCATTAGGTGCTACGGTCACTTCTTTAGGTAATTTGACCTTAGCCAATCCAACATTATCTAATGCAACCATTTCAGGCGTTGGTACAACATTCCCTAATAATTACCTTGCAAACAGCAACGTCATTATTGGCAATGTCACGATTGCACTAGGAAGTTCAACTGCTAACCTGGGCAACGTA